ATTAATGGATTTTGTAATATTAACCATTCATGATTACATCCAAATAAATATTTTAACTTCTTCCTAATTCTAACTTTTAAATAAATGTAAACTAATTTAAATCTTAAACCTATCCAACTAATCAATGTTGTCTTGTCCTTTCTAATATAGTAAATACTTCCCCCACTATCATATTTTATATTTATTTTAGAGTCTAATTTATGAGATGGAACTTTAAACTCATATTCCTTAGTTATTAACTCTATCTCTGATGGTTCTTCTTTATTAACTTCTGTCTTAGGTATAGTAATTTTAAATTTACTCACTTCAATCTCCCCTCAAATAAATTTCTCCATTCATTAACATTCTTAGTTTCTGAATTTACAAATAAATCATTCACATCTTTTTTGCTATCTAAACACTTATCTATTATCTCATCAAAACTATTCTCTATAATTAAATTATCAATAATTGTTTTTTTATCTTGTCCTATTCTGTAAATTCTATCTTTTGATTGATAATAAGTTTCAAAATTATAATCTCTATCAAAATAAATAATTCTAGAACTTTCAACAATATTAAGACCAGTTTTAATTATAGTTGGATTACTAATTAACAAGTTATTTTCTTTATTAACTTTAAACAAGTTAATAATGCTATCTTTTTCTTCTTCTCTATCTTTATTATCACCAGTTATATCTATTTGCCCATGAATTATTAATGGATTATACTTTTGATAATATTCTTTTAAATCTTCAATCGTTTTTGGATGATAACTAAAAATAATTACTTTCTGTTCTTCTTCATTTATATATTTATCCAAAAGTTCATTACAATCTTCTATCTTTGAATGATCGCTGAATTTCCATTTTTCAATTAGTTTAAAAAGAATATTATTTTTATTTTTATCAATCTTTTCCTTGAGCATATTTATATTATTTAATGCTTGTAATATATAAGGTAACTTATTCTTAACTTCTATTGAATCAATATAGCCCTTTTCTTCTTTTACTATATTTAAACAATAAGAAATCACATTTTTATAAATTTCTAAATTTATGCCTTCTAAAGAACAATATATCTTATTAATCCTATGGTCAGGTAAATCTAAACAATCCTCTTTTTTTCTAACGATAATATATTTAGAAACTTCATCTTTAAACTTCTTTATTTCTTCTTCTTTATATATTCTATTTCCATCTTTATCTACTTTTATGTCATATGCAGAAAATCTAGTTCCTAGATAAGCTATTCTATCTAAAAATCCTTGATAAGAATTATATATGATATTTTCATCTAAAAATTCAAATTGATAAAAAAGGTCTATTATTGAATTAGGAGCAATAGTAGCTGATAATAAATATCTAAATTCAAAAAAATCTTTTATCTGCAACAAAATCTGAGTTTGTCTTGAGTTATTTTTTATAGAGTGACTCTCATCGAGTATAACACATCTATTTTTATACCAATCTTTTATTGGTAAACAAGTTTTTCTATATTTTTTTGACTTCTTACCTTTTTCTTTTTTATAATAATCATCTGATATCATAACTAGATTTCTATACGAGGTTATTATTATTTTTTTGTTTGACTCAAAAGGATTTCTATTAAATATACTTGTGACATAAAAATCTTCATCAGTTAAATCTTTGTAAAAAAATCTTTTTAATTCTTTTTTCCAATTTATCTTTAGATGATTTGGCGCTACTATCAAACAACAATCAACCTCATTATCATTAAATAAATGAGATATTACAACTGAAGAAAGGTAACTTTTTCCAAGACCAGTATCCCAATTAATTATCTTTCTATTAGAGCATAAAGTTTTTTTAATATCGTCTATTTGATAATTTTCATTAGGAAATTTTCCTACAATAGGTTCTGACTTCAACAACTCTTTTCTAAATTGTCTTCTTACAAATTTTACATTTGATTTAGGCTCTATCAATTTTTTTATGTCATCTGATATTTCAAAATCTTCTATATTCTGTAACTGAGGAATAATATTATAAATTTTACAATATTCATCGGTCCAAGATTTTGATGATATATCATATTTAAAATGATTAGATTTCAAAAGTTGAAATATCTCTTGAAAATTCTCGCTACCGAATTTAATTTTTATCTCATTTCCAGTTAAATTCAACTTAATCATAATTATTTATTTTCAAAATAAATTTTCAAGGGCGATTTACAAAAAATACAATCTTTATCTTCTTCCATAGTTCCCAATCCTACTATTTTTACTTTAATATTCATATTTTTTCTCCCTTTATAAGTAAACTAATCATCACAGTCAAGAATTTTTTTTCTATTAATTTAAATTTAATCAATTTCTATACCTAAATCAAAAAATCTTTTTTTAGCTATATTAAAATATTTTTCATTAATTTCTATACCAATAAAATTTCTATTTAGATTATAACAAGCTATTCCAGTTGACCCAGACCCCATACAATTATCTAATATTATATCTCCTTCATTTGAACCCATTAATAGAATTCTCTCTAAAAGTTTTAATGGTTTTTGAGCAGGATGATCAACTTTTTCTTTAGAATTATGAGGAAGAGAAGGAATATCCCAAACATCATCTAAAGTTATTCCATCTTTTAAAATTCCTTCTACATACTCTTTCCTATTACAATTAGACTTAATTTTAATGTTATTAAAAATAGAATTTTTATCATTACTATAATAACAAATAGGTTCATACCCACTTGCTAAACATTTTCCTCGTGTGTTATTAAAATTTCTTTTTCTTTTCCAAATAATTATTCTTTTTTCTATAAAAAACATATCTAAAATTATAGATATATATCTATTATATTCTCTTCCAGTAAATAAAAATATATTTCCTTTATCTTTAAGTATTCTTTTATATTCTTTTATTATATTAGAACACCAACCTAAATATTCTTCTTTGCAATCCCATTGATTATCCCAATCATTTTTTACAACTTGATAATAAGGAAAATCACAAACAATAGAATTAACAGATTTATTTGATATTTTTTTAAGTTCTTTTAAACAATCCCCTAAAATTAATGTTATCATTTTATTTCTCCTTTAAACTTTATTTCCTTTGTATACTTTGATATTGAAAGAAATCATTACTTTCCTTTATCTCTTCTTTATCTGGAAAGCTACCTAATAATCTTTTGTCTACCTCAGACACCTGTAACCCTAAAGTTTTATAATAAAATCGCAAGGATTTTGAATTAAATTGACCTTGATACACGTATTCTTTTAACTCATTATAGTCAATATTAATAAAGTCAACTAATTGATAATTTAAGATTAGTCTAGATTTATTTTGTATAAATTGATCTATATATTTTTGACCAATTATTTCTTTTTCTTTATGAATATTATCCAATAAGTCATAGATATCTTGATATGTATTAATTAAATACATAATATCCTTTTCTGATATTCCTTTTACTCCTTTTGGGATATTGTCCGAGGTATCTCCTCTGATAGACTTATAAAGAACAATTTTTTCTTTAGTTGGTAGAAATCCAAACTTTTCTTTAAATTTTTCTTCTGTCACAATCTCATTATGCTGTAGCCAATGAACATTTTTTGAGATACATCTAGACCAATCAAGATCCTTTGAAAAAAGGAGTATTCTATCGTATTTATTAAAACTAGAAAGTAACGAAGGAACTAGATCATCTGCTTCCATACCTTCCATTTTAACTGAATAATATTTATTCGATCTATTAAGGAGTATTAATTGCAAATAATCTATAGAATTATAAAAATCTGATGATAATATTTTTCTATCTATCTTATAATCTGGATCAATCTGTTTTCTAGCATTTATTTTTGAGGACATATTATCCCAAAGAACATATATTTCAGAATTTTCTAAAGAAAATTCTCTTTCTATTTTATCATAAGATTTTAAAAACCCCTGTATTGCTCCTGATTCTATACTTTTATTACTAATGTTTATATTCTTATCTTTATTAACAAAGAAAGATCTATAAAATAAATTATTTCCATCCATAATAATTTTACTATATTTATTATTCATATAAACTTCTTTTTACACTTATTTTCATGAGATTTTATATTGGCTCTACTGATTAGTCTATTGCAAAAATTACAAGATTGTTTATAAACTTTTATATGTTTTCCTAAATTAGGACCTATTCTTTTATTATGTTCATTTCCAGGTTTTTTTAAACAGTTATTTCCATGATATCTTTTCATTATATGTTTAGAACACATAATGTAACACCAAGGACACTCAAATTTTTCATGATGTTTTCCAAACATTCCATTTTTTTCTCCTGCATGTCCCCCATTTTTCTTTATTGTATCTTTCATATGTTTTTTAGACTCTTCAGTATGATTTTTACCATACATTGGATTTAGCTCTCCTGATCTATCTCTTCCATACATGGGATTATTTTTACCTGAAGTTACTATGGATATTTCTTCTTTTATCTCTTTTGCTCTCTCTTCACCATAGATTTCTTCAAATTTTTTACCCTTTATTTTATGGCCAAAACTATTATTTCCCGAAGTACCTCCACCCCCAGGAGTTTTATTAAAACCACGATTTGGATCAGTATAAGTTTCATAAAATTCTATCCAATATTTTTCCTTCTCATCTAAAATTTCTTTTTTATTTTCACAAATTTCTAAAATTTTAAATTCAAAATTTTCTTCACCATATTTATTCCAAGAATTTTGAAAATGCTTATTATAATGTTTATTATTTTCTAGTAATGAAAGGTGACCATTTTTCCATCTTTTACTTATATTAACAGATTGTCCAACTAATTTTTTCCCATTAACTTTATTTTGAATACAATAGATACCAGAAATTTTTTTGTTTTCTTTTTGACATGTATACAATTCATGACTCCTTATAAGATTTATCAATTTTAAATCCTATATATTATTATAATAATATTTTACTTAAATTTCAAATATATTTTCTTAAAATTTATTTTCAAGTCCTTTATCCCACTCTTCAAATGAATATTCTTTTATAATTTCTATAATTATTTGTGGTTCCAGATGAAAACATTTATCAATAGGTAAGTTAGTTGGAATTTTCTTTAATATTCTTTGTATTTGAACAGTTTGTCTTTCATTTCCGCTCATACAGTGAATATGATCACGAGGATCATCTATTTCTACAGTCTGAATAGTTTTATATTGATAATCAAAAGACTCAGTAATAGGTTGTTCAGTTTTTATTTCTCCAAGTATTGAATTAGGAAATTGATCTCTAATAATTTTTGATATATCCCAAATTTTAGTCATACTACCACTCTCCAAATATATTCAATTTATAGTCTATATTTATAACATCATTAGTTAATAAATTTACTGTTGGAATATAAATACCTCCCATAAGTCCTATATCATAATCTCTAGTTTGAATAAATTTATAACCATAATCGAATGTTATTGATCTTTTAAAAGTAAGCCCAATTGCAAGAATATTTGGTTTATTTTTTTTGATGTTTGGTAATTTAATTATATTTGAAACTTCATAATGAGATAAATAAAGAAAATCATTACTAATTTTTGCCTCAATTAAACTTTGTGAGTAATTTGAATATTTAGTAACAATTAAAATTAAATTTGAATACTCATTTATCTTCATTACTATCATCAAATTTGTATTAATAGTTCCATCTTTGTTAGTGTTATATAAAAAATTTATATTGGTCAAATTTACATTTACATATTTTGGAGTATTTTTATAAACATAATTAGTTAGTTGAATTTGATTTGTACCTAGACTATTTAGTCCTTCTTGATTCTTTTTTATTAAAATAACAGAAAGAATTGATATAACTACAATTGAAATTACTATATAAATTATAATAAATTTACTTATTTTCATTTTTGTCCTCCATCTCTTTTCTA